TAAATACTTATAACCTAACTCAATTTGTTCGCCGAATATGTGAGCCATAATGATGTTAGACCATTCAATTGAGCCTTCTAATGGTTCATGTTCAAACCTCGAATAAAGATTGTAGTTATTTCCGATAACCTCATCGTGTGTGATATTATTTGGTTCGATTATAAAGCTGTCAAATCTAGGCAAATAGTCGATATAATACTTGTTGCAATCCTGTATAATTTCCTCTTTTTTCCATGATTTTATTTCCTGCCGTTCAATTCCGAATCGGTCGTGTGCTACTATTTTTTTGAAATATGAAGCCCCAACACGCATAAATTGCACGTCGCGCCCTTGTAAAAAATAATTTACCCATTCAAAAGCGGCGCGGTGATTTGACTTATAGTTAAACTTACTAAATAGCATGAATGGACTATATTTTACGCCACTATCAATACAAGTTTCGCCTTCTGTTGTAAAATACCCATCTTCAAAAATTATTTTTGCGCCGCTCAATTCGTCTTTAATTTCTCGGTCTGAAATAATAACTAGCTGTTTATTTTTTTCGCACATACAACTAATTGCGTGAGTTATATGTGTTTGGTTGTATAAAGTTACGGGGTCGATGTCCTGTATTTTTTCGATTTTTTTAAACTTAGAACTCATGATAGTTTATTTAAAATAAAGTGGAGAGTGTTCGCCTTTCAAAATCATTTCTTTGGCGGTACGTTTATACCCTTCATATCCTTTTGCGAGATACGAATTAGTAGTAATAATGTTGTTAGCTTCATTTATTGCTGTGTATTCTGAAATATATCCGGCTCCAACCCTACCCCCTAAAACAAACGCCGCCGCCCTAAGTTGAGGGTGACCATTGTCAGTAATTTTATCAATTGATTTTCGGAAATTATCTATCGACCATTTTTCGTAATGGTTGTTTGACCGAAAACGAATAGGCTGAATTTTAGGAACTTCAACACTTTTAGGTCTTTTAAACGTCCATTGTTCTGAAATTGGTCGAACAAGAGCATCGGGGTCGTAAGATATAAAAAGCGGCAACACGCAATTTTGCGGAGCTGTGTCGAACCCATTATAGTTAAACATAATTTCGTGAGCCAATCCCCAAAAGTATTGTTTAAATTCATCGACACTTTCGGCAATTGGAATATGTACGAATGCGCGAACACCTTTGCCCGAACTTGACAACCACGCAGCGAAAATAAATGGGTAAGTTTCAAAAAGATAATGCTTAAACTCGACGGCGTTGGTAATTTTATCGAAGTCTAATACCATGATGCCAGTAAAGGACGTAATATTTTCATAAGTTCTACCTTTACCGTTATTCATCATGCACGGCGTGGCATAATATAAGTGTTCTTTTAATTTCGTTTTTTTTTCAGGTGTAATATCGGGTTGTTGTAATTGTTCAAAAACGCTGCGAAGGTTAGGATTTGAATACTTTATAATTCGCAAAAAATAAGATAAATCCACGTCACATATTGGCGTTGTTGATTTAACATTATTACGATAAAATTGGAATTTAGTATGGTAGGTTAGCATTGTTTAAAGAGTTAAAAAGTTTGCTGTCAATATTAATACGATCGTCGTATTGTCTCCAAATAGTTATGTTGTTATGAATTATATGTAAGTGTTTAAATCCTATAAATTTTTTATTAAATTGTTCATCTTGAGTTTTAATTTCAGATAACTTAAATATAGAGAGTAAACTATTGACATTATTATGTAAATGTAATGATGAATGAACTGGCTTAAAATAAGTCATACAATTGTGTATTATTGTATCACAATCGTGTACTTGATAAAAATTGTCGCTTATTGCAGGAAATAAAATAACTGGAATATTAACATACCCTAACTTTGTATTAACCTTTATCTTTGAATATCTTACACATTGGTTAATGTGCGATACAAAATCATTACCACGTTTCCGACCATCAGCTTTTAATTCTACTAAAAAATAAATATTATTATGCAATTTATGCTTAATTAATAGGTCTGGTCTGTTTTTTTCTCCTGCAAAATAATGGTCTGTTTTTATATCCCAATTTTTTTCTAAAGCTTGGATTAATAATGGTCTTACCTCTTTATTTTCGTTCATATAAATAAAAAACCCTCTTTAATAGCCTTCAGTGAGTGCGCACTTCCGGCATTAAAAAGGGTTAAATTATTATAAAATAATTCTGTCATTACCCGCACTGATAATCACAGAATCACACAACAAAGATACAAATAAATTACATCAATACGGCAAATCGCTTGCATTAATTACCGTTGTTGCTGCTTGTTGTTGAGGTTGTGCCGCCGCTCCGTCAATGTTCAAAAACATCAAAGTAGGTAAGTACTTTTTGTCATCCTTTACAACTGTTTTCAAGTGTTCGATATTCGCATCTTTAGGCGTGCGAATAACGGCGGTGTGCGTGGTGTCTTTCATTTGTCGGGCGTTTACCCACATTGATACGCTGTACTCGCCTTTGTCGTTTTTAAAGATCATGTTACTCTCGATCGGTAACAGTAGGCAGTCTTTGCCTTCTTTGTTTTTCACTGCTTGGCAGTCAGGTAGGCTGCTAAGAATCATACGTGCTGTACTCATGTTGCTAGATTTTAAATTAAATTAATGATAGATTAAAATTGCTTACTATATCCCGTAAGTTAGGGTTTTTTTTACTCATTTCCAAATAGTTGATGAGGTTTTCCGTTTCGAAATCCACGCCACTAAGGTAATTTTGTAACTGTAGTGTTATCTTGGCTATCCTTAGCAGTTCGCCGCTTTCTTTGTCGAATAGGCTCATCTGTTTTATTAGTAACTCCCCCGACGGTAGGATTTCGCTTTCTGTTATTCGAAGTATTGGCATTGGTTTGAATGTTTAATTTATGCTTTGAAATTCCAGTTAATTCGCTAACTTGCTTTTTATTTAATCCACTCTTTAACATTTCGGTAGGCGATAACGAAAGATACATTGTAGAAGCTACTAATCCAAACGTGTATAAACCAAAGTAAACGGATATTAACCACGGCGGCGTGGCGGCAAAGTAGTAAAACAAAACGCCTAATCCATCAGCAACGGCATACGCCATAATTAACCACCTTCGCTGCGAAATATACACCACGAAAGCTGAGGCTATGGAATAAGATGCGGCAAAAACTACAGCCACCCAAAGATTATCATTACGACCATTTAATCCATGTAATAGTCCAGCCATTACAGAAAATATATGTAGGCTAAGTACAATAATAAGCCATCGAAAAATGTTTGTTTTCATAATTAATCGAATAAAGTTTTATGGGTTATAACTCTAAATCTTTTTGAAGCTTCTTTTATATTTGCAATAGCTTGTTTAAAGTATGAATCTTTTAACTCGATACCTATTGCTTTTCTACCCAATGATACAGGACTGTAAACTTCGCTACCAACACCCATAAAAGGAGTAAAAACGACTTCATTTTTATTGGAGTACAAATATACAATTCTATCTATTACGTCTAATTGTAAAGGGTGTACATGTTTTTCGTCGTCATCGGCTTTTGAATCTTTAAACGGTAGAACATTGTCAATTCTCACATCATCCCAAATGCTCGATGCGTACCTTTGCCATGTTAAATGAGATAGTTTATTTTCTCTTTGGTCGCCTGTAAATCCTATCCATTTTTTCCTAAAATCTTCATAGTTTCCGTATGTTTCTTTGTGGGCTTCTAAAAATGGACTTTCGCCAAAATAAGGAAAATCATTTAATCCATTTTCATGCAATACTGGTTTTTCGTTTTTGCCTTTCTTCTTGAAAATCAAAACATAATCAGGCATTGCGGTAAAGCACTTAGTTGCATCCTCTACTATAAATTTGTGCATTAAACTTTGAACCATAGTTCTCATTCTTACTTTTAAAGGCTCTTTCCATACGGTTATTCGATTATGGTATTCAAATCCATGTTTTTCGTGAAGTCTTATAACTTCGCCTGGGAAATCCCATAGCCTACCAGTATTTGTATGTATGTCTGTTACATGTACGGCTGTTATTCTACCAGCCTTTGTAACTCGTGCCATTTGTTCAATCAAAAAATCGTATTGAGCCAAAAATTGGTCATTGCTTTCACAATTTGAAAAGTCCCTAAAGTCAGAACTATAATTGTAAAGCCCTGCAAACGGTGGAGAATAACAACTCAAATCTATTGAATTATCTGGCATTTCAGTAATGACATCCATAACATCAGCATTATATATGCTATAATTTTCTGTAATAATTTGTTCTTTTACCATTGTTATAAAAATTTAGGCATTATTATTTGTTTATTAAATTCTTTGTTTTTAATCTCAAAATCTGAATTAGTTTGATTTATCAATTTTTCAAACATTTGAATAGCTTTATCTTTTTTTACAATCAGACTATCTAATATTCTTTGCTGACCATCCGAAATAACTAAATCTACTGTTACGTTTCGTTTTTGACCAAACCTCCAAAACCTTCTAATTGATTGGTAGTATTGTTCGTAACTGAATGTCGGAAAATATACAGTATGGTTACAATGCTGCCAGTTTAATCCGAAAGCAGTAATTGAACTTTTTGTAATCAGTCTATCTATATTTCCATTTGCAAAGTCTAATAAAATACCCTCTTTTTTGTCAATATCCATAGCCCCGAGTATTTCAACCGCTTTATTATCCATTTGCTTTAGTAGTTTGCTCTCATCGTTCAAATTACACCAATAAACAGAGGTTTTATTTTCAGCTAATTTTAAAGCCATTTCTATTCTTTGATTCAAAGTATTTCTTACTTCCTGTTTTATTTCAAAGAAATTTACAGCAGGTCTATTAAATAAACTCATTTGTCCATTTATTGCCAATGGATTTAAATTATGAACCGTATGTATGTTCTCAATGAGTTCAGGTAAATTGTGCAATTCGTCCGAAAATCCTAAGTCGCTCGGTTTTTTTGCCGATATACTCCAACTTGCAACCCATTGCCAAAAGTTGTTTTCGGCATGAGGTTTTAAATACCATTCACTACCAGAATGCCTAATATCTATGCTATTATTATTGTTTTTGAAAAACTTTGTTAGCATATCCATATACCCCAAATATCCTAAAGCCTCAGAGCTTGTACCTAATTCTATAAAATCATTTGGTGAAGGGGTTGCAGTTGCTAAAAATCGGTATTTTACTTTCTTTAAAAAGGCTGTAATTTGTCCTTTTATAGCTCCGTCAAAGTTTTTTAATATACTGCTTTCGTCAAGTATTACACAATCAAAATCAGAACTATTAAAATGCACCAACCTTTCGTAATTGCATACTACTATTTTTTTTGTATAAGTACCAGTTTTTGAATATTCAATATCATCTATTCCAAACTTTTCAGCCTCTTTTATAAACTGAAAAGCAACCGCTAAAGGGGTAATAATTAAAACAGGCTTATTTGTTTCAATCAAATAGTTTTTAGCGATAACTAATTCAATTAACGTCTTTCCTAACCCTGTATCTAAAAAAATTGCACATCTTCCCTTGCGTATTGCATATTCTGCAATGTGCTTTTGAAAATCAAACATACTTTCAATCATATATTTTGGTTCGATGCCATAATTTATTGAGTTATGCTTTTTCGATTCTAAAAATTCGTTATAATTCATAACCTCCCAATTTTATCGTTTAAAATACTATTCGCCTCCGTCAACCTACTTTTCAATAGTTCTATATCGGCTTCATTCCTGTTAATTGTGAAAATATACAACTGTTTTCGTGCTGTTAACATACGCGGGTCGTAAGTAGCAAAAAACCACGAATCATAACCAGTAAGTAACATGTAAGAAACTATTTGCCAATAATATTTCGGTTCAACTTCCTTTAATTCCAAACCTTTACTCATCCCTGCGTATTCGATGTGCGTGTCGGTATTAGGGCATTTAATCTCTATGCCTGTGTTTAGCAGCAAACCGCTTTCATCGGTAACATTAATGATAACATCGGGTGTTCCGCTAAGGTTATATTCGTCATCTTTTATAGATAACTCATTTTTTACTAAATCGAGTTTTAACGACGCTGCGATACGTTGTATAGCCTCGTCTTCGTGGTCGATGCCCCATTGCATAGCCTTACTGACTGGTATTTCTTTTGTTAGCCCTGTTTCACGCTCGGCAATTTTCTCATTGATATAAGTCAATCCGCCTTTGCCTAGCCCTTTTGGTTTCATTAACGCCTCCACGGTGGAAGCGTTAAATTTACCTAGTCGTATCTGTATTTGTTCGGGTGTCAAGCTCATTTTATCGTCGCCTCCGAACTCGCAATTTTTGTATTTAGGCTAGTTGAATAGTCGAACTGCATCTTTCTGTTGAGGTTTCGCCCGAAAATATTACCGATCTTATCGGCTGCGTCTTTAATGGCGAACGTCTCCGCCGCCTGTGCCGCCGTCCTTGCGCTCTTACCAATACCGCCGTTCTTGTCACTTGAGTACATTTCGAATGCTGCTGTGCCTTCTTGCTTGTATTCTAACTTATCAACTGGCGATGTATAATATAAGCTAACAGTTACGTTAACGACATTCATGTGGTAAATTACTTGCTTAATTTCCACACGCCAATTAATCATTAAAGTTGTTAGTAGATGCTCCACGCACTCAGTAGGAATATAATCGGCTTGTTTTCCGCCACCTACGTCAATCTTTTGCAGCCAGTTTTGCGGAGGTTGCTGGTTCAACCATAGTTTAAACAATTGAGCCTTGTCGGCTTCTGATACTTGCAAAGCCATAAGCTCTGCTAATGTTGGTAACTTTTCCATAGTTATAATTATTAATTAATGATGTGAAATTACTATTAATGTCGCTATTATAAAAGTCGTTTGTCAAAGGTTTCCGTTAGTTCGTCAAAAATACGCTTCGTTTTTTTGCAATAAGATAAATGATTTTCAACTTTTTTAATGCTATTTAATACCGTTGCATGGGTTTTACCTCCCATGTTTTCACCAATAATGCGTAAAATGCCAAGTTTATAGTGCCAAGCTAGGTAGTGGCACATTTGGCGGCATTGCACAATTTCGGTTTTGTTGGTATTTTTGAATACGTCGTTTGAATCTACGAAGTATAACGCAGCTGTTAATTGCTTTATCGAGTTAAAAGTAGGCGTCAAAAAAATAATGCCTGGCGCGGAATATGGTGTCATAACCAAAAATATTTACTTTATCATTAAAAAAGTTAATTGCTTAATAATCAATACTAATAACCAAAAATATGTTGTAATGGTGTGTATATTAAGTTGTTAGTTGCAATATTAAAACACCGCTTCGAGTTCTCGTTCGAGCGTTTTAATATCGCCTTCGAGTTCAGATATTTTTTCTTCAAGCTTTTCAATTTGACATTCGGCAGCTTTTCGCATATCTTCATTCGTTTCTCTTACAGTTTCAAAAGCTGATTCAATATTATCATACATTTCATTAGCCCATTGGCTTCTTAGTTCTAATATTGTATCTTGGCTCATTAGTGGGCATAGTTGCTCAATATAGTCCTTTAAATGGTCTTCAATTGTTGATTTTACCAAACCTATTTCTTTGTCAATTTTTGGACAAGTATAACTAAAATCTAATCCCATGTTATTAATTATTAAATGATTAAAAAGTACTGCAACTAACACGCAATAAAAAACAAAAAGGCATTATCTGTAATTCAAGCGTTGTAGCTTTTTGCAAGTTATGTATCGGTGGATAAAAACGTGGTATTTAATCCCTTTCGTTTCTTATTACCAACGTTAGCAGTAATACTACCGCCTTACGTGAAATTCACACATTCCATGTTCTGACCATCCAGAATGCGCCCTTGGTATTTCACCTTCAACCGATATTAAGCAAATCCATCCCTTATGGTCAGAACATACACATTCATTCCCTTTTTGACCTCCTGTTGTACAGTGGTTAAAATCCTCATAATGGTGATTGCAATTACAGCAGCAACTACCATCGTGCCAACCTTTATCACAAAAACCGCTATTCATTGTTATTCTTCTATTTTAGTTTTGCTAATTAAACTTTTTAAAAATATTTTAGGATTTGAATGGTAAATCTCGTAAATCCAACTATCAAATACACGACTAAAGTAGCAAGACCCCGAAATGGTTACGGTGTAAGCTTTTTGCTGTTCATCGCAAATATGACCGTATTGATCGACAAAGACTTTTTTCATAACTCAAAGTTACGCGCCAAATAACTATTCCGCAAATCGTTCGTCAATGATTTTTGTACGTTCGTCAAAAAAACAATACTCGTTCAATTTTACAGCTATCATATTCGATGGGTAATTGTCGTTTTGATAAAGTATTGTAAGCCCAGCCATGAGCAATACAAGCCTTTTTTAAATTACCCCAACATTCTATTTTGGTCGGGGTAATTATTATTATTACTGTTTGGCGGTTCATTACTTTACTTCTTCTTCGTAAACTACTTCACCATCTTGTTTGCAAACTACTGATACTGTACCACCTTTATAATCGGAAAAATAACTGTTGTTTATACCGTTGTTGCTTGTAATGTAAGCCTTAGCATCTTCAATAGTCATTTCAAAACCTTTAGAGTTGCTGTCGTTGTTGTCGTTAAAGTGTACATCGTAAGTTTTCATTTTTTTTATTTTTAGAGAAACAGCTTCGTTGTTGTTTCATGATGTAAATATACAACGCATATTTGCATTTACCAAATAAAAAAGCAATTATTTTCAGTATTTATGCTATTTATATTAATTCTAAAAAAGCCGCGAGTTTTCACAACTGGCGGCTTAAATAACTAAAACTATGAAAAGAATTATCGTTTAAAGAAAAAAAGTAGTAATAGTAATAGTAGCAATGTCGCCGATACGTATAACCACGGCGAAGTATCTTTTGTTGTTGGTGGTGGAGTAGCTAGTTTAATATCTTTAATAGTCTTTTGTAGCATACGAATTGAATCTTGATACACCTTGTAATTAACTGTTAGTACGTTGTTTTTTATAATGTATATAGGTTTAACGCGCGACTTTTTTAATGAGTCGATAATTGCGCCCATCCCGTTAATATTAACGTTACCTAGCGAATCGCAGTTAAGATACAACTGTTGCCAAAAGTCACTAACTTGCTCGGCTTTCTGTATGTATATAGTATCTACTTTTACCGATACACTATCCTTTGCATACTTTTGCATACATTCTGTACATATCTCGCCTTTGTGCTTTTCTAAGTACCTATAAGGCGTGCAACCAACGGCGATAATAGCGAGTAAGAATAATAGTTTTTTCATATTATCTCTATTGAATTTTCATCATTACGTTGCAACCTGATCATTAACTCATTAAATGTATCCTTGCTATGGTGTATCATTCCAGTAACATCGTTAACGCCAACTAAGATACAGCCGTGCGTATGTTCGGCTGTTGACCCGCTGTGTATGCGTATGCCTTCGAAAAAAGGGACATCAACCAACAAAGGCATTAAGCACTTAAACCTATTAGACATATTAATAATTACCTTATAAGTGCCATAAGGAATAGCCGTTTCGCCATATACTTTTCCTTCACCATTTGCGCCAAGATCGCGCACCTTATCCTCTAATACATCGCAAAAATAATGACCATCGCAATACAACTTACCTATTGTGTAATGTTCTTTTAGTGTATGCCTTTTTAGTAGTAACTTCATGCCTTCGTATATAATGAGTGTATCGCTTTTTTTACTTGCTCTTGCTTTGCAATGTTAGCTTGGTAGTATATTTTAGCCTCCGTAATTAGCGGCATAGTTCGCCAATGTGCCTCGGTCTTTCTTAGTTTGTCAAGTTCGCGCTCTAACACTTCAATTGCGTAATTCATTTCTTTAGCATTAATTGATAAATTTGTGTTAACTGTAATTGCATCGCGTCCATAGTGTCGAAAATCCTTTTCGTATCGCTATTATTGGTAAACTTATGATCGTTAATATCGCGTTGTAAATTGTCAATCCTTAGGTTTGTTTCCGCGCTATCGGCTTTCTCTGCTATTCTCCTGTATAGATTTGCCATATCTTCCTTTTTAATTTGGTCGGAAAATTTGACAAACCACACGATAAGAGCTGTAACCGCTGGTATCGTTAAACCAACTACGTATTCTATTTTTTGATCTAAAAAAGGAATTACAATTAGTGATCCTGACACAACAATTAATAATCCAATAGCACCACCAATTAGCGCATAATACATAGTTGATTTGTAAGGCAT